GGAAAACCAAGGGAGCTAAACTCAATCTTGATGGCCCCAAGGCCACCGAGACCATCCTGGATGCTGTTCTACAGTTTTCCACGGTTTTGGGTTGCATGACGGCTGTTATTGCCCTGCTTGCTGGACAGGATTGGTCCTTAATAGTTGCTTCCATGAGGAACTCGAAATTTCTTGTGGACACTATGCGAAAATATACTAATTTTGTGGAACCAACGCCTGGGCTTATAAGTCAGGAGAAAAGAGATGATCTTGACAACCCTAGGGGCTTGAAGAGTAAGATATCGCGGCTTAAAAACAAGATAGCTGCTCTTGTCCCTGGAGAAGTCACTGATGGACTTATACATACGTGGTATGACCTCCCTAAATCTAGACCTCAACTGGAATATGATGAGATGCGTGACTTGGATGATTTTTTGAAACAATACACGACTCTCCAGGAGGATTATGCTATTGCCAATCTCGGTGAGGTTGCGCAAGATGGCGAATTTGAAAGCTTGATACCAGCTCTAACAGAGGTGTTACTCAAGTTATCGAAAGGAGCCTTGGTGGCTCTTGGAGGTGGCGCACTTGTTGTGGGCATCTTCTTCGTCGTTGGTTATGTTGTTGATGAACGTTTCGCCTTTTGGGTTCACGAGTGTAGTGAGGCCGGTTTGGCTCTCTTCGAAGGAGGAGGCACCCGACCAAGTAAGATTGATATTGTCTGGGATAGTCCCACCACATATCATTTTACTTGCCCCTTAACCCAGGATGTTGTGAGGAGAGCTCTTGAGGGCACTTTTCCAAAATCTTGGGGGATCGAAATGATGGATTTGATTGATCGTTGTTACGATGCAAACCTGGCAATTTTGGCTATGCGTTGTTGCATCGAATCCCCTACCCTCGAAGGAGGTAAAAAGGGAGCTGGTGTCGACGGATGGGTCCACTATAATGATGGGACATCTCGTTTTGACGACCAGTTTGACAAGGCGGTCAAGACATATTGGAATGATAAATATGCTCAAGGGTATTCGGAAGCGGCTTGTAATGAGTTAGCAATCTTGTATAAGGAACGCGATTTCGCGTCGGAGGCTCTTGATCATATGCGTGCTGCCAAGGACACTGATGAAAATCGTGCTCTTGTTAACACATATTTACAGAAATTGGAAGATGCTTCCAACCGGGTGGAACAGATATACTCTGGATCCTGGGAAGTTTTCGGCCGTGCTTATAGGTCCCGCAAGGATTTCCGAGCACGGAAGAATACAGCATTTAAGAAGAACGTTGGTGGTTCTAGTGGCGCTAGGGGGGTTCCCTCCCTCGCTGCTGGTTCTAATTCGGCAATTGTTCAGGCCGCGAAAGCAGCTGTTCCGTCGTCGTCTAATTTTGCTGACGCTAAGAGAATTTGTGAAGAATTTTATCAAGAGGCTCTTAAGCATGATGTTGATGCCGCAAAGGCTCTTGTGCGGAAGAACCCCGACCCAACCGCCGAACAACGTGAAGCTGCTTTGACGGTTTGGGCTGGAGTTGGTCTCTATGATAGGATTGGGAATATGGATAAACTTGTTGGTGATAAAGTTAAACACTTTATCGCCGACCGCCGTCTTAAACAAAAGAAGGCGTTTGACGAGTTGGTTGATTTGGGTCGCAAAAGCGTAAAGAAACCGGAAGGTCCCACCTCCATCTCGAAGAAAGTTAAACCACAGCCTACACCAAAAATTGAAAGTGTTGTGATCAGTCCAAAACTGATTAGTCCTAAAAAGACTTACAGTGCTATAGTCCGCCCTGAAAATCGGGTTGTCTGTAAATTGTGTCGACACATTCATGAAAGAAATAGACCTGATACATGCATAGAACAAGGAAAGTGCTTGAATGCCTTCCGTGGAGAAGCATGTTTTGGGTGTTTTACATTAGCCCAACGCCCAAAGGTGGAAGGAATGGCTGCATCAAAACCTGTCACAATGAACAGGGTTGGTGCGACTTTCATTTATCTTTGGAGGGGTGATGAATTGATCGGGAATGGATTTCTCCTTAATAACCAAAAAGAGAAAGACAAGCCAATTCGATATTATGCTAATCGGCATAATGTGCAGAATGCGATCAGTATGTCGTTCCCGGGGAGCTCCCAGAAATATCCCATAGATCAAACTATGTGGCTCGGCACTCATGCCGGGGATTTGGTTTCCTTGCCAGCGAGCAAGGTCCAACATATATCTGGTAGTGTGGCTCCCCTGCCTGTTGGTCAAATTACACTTGTTGATGGCCCAACAGTTGCGACATTTGTGGGTTTGAATCCCAAGACTCGGGATCCTGAGTTCTCTGGAGGTTCATTTATTGTCTCGGATAAAGAGATTTACCACAATGTTTCAACTGGTTGTGGCTCTTGTGGAGGAGTCCTTTTCGATAAAACTGTTTCCGTTATTGCTATGCATTGGCGTGGTGATAGTGGGGACAAGGAATATCCTAATGCGGCTCTGCCTATCAATCCTTTAAATTAGTAGTCCCGCCAGAGATGGCGGGTCCTCGGTATCATGGTGACCGACACGCTTTGATAGACCGTCTTTGGTCTTCACTTCGTGTCTCTCGCAGTGATTATCAGTTTTTTAGGCTAGTGGGTCAGTTTGACTCGCCCCCAATTCCTGATTACGTGAATCCCTTCCTCGATGAGGGGTATCTGTATGGGACAAAGGTTCCTCAGTTGTATAAGGATTGGTTTAAGGCTGAATCTGGTGATTATTGTTACACCCATAGTACCAAGAGCACTTTAGATGTGTCCGTCCGAAAAATGGACCGTCAAGTTTGTTACGAGTTTAGAAGTGATCCAAATTATCATAGAGTTTGCAATTTTCTGTATCACAAGTGGGGGAAGGTTTTAGCCGTGCCTAGCATGACACCATCTCAAATTTTGCAAGATATGGATACATCCAAAGCCCCAGGTTTCTTTGAGACCTGGCGTGGCTATAGATCAAAAGCAGACTGTTTGTTAGCAGGTCTTCTCGATGAATACTTTGATCCCAGACTTCTATCCGAGGTTCCACTTTGGAAAGTTTCTGGGAAAAATGAGATCAAAGAGACTGATCTGTATATTGGAGAAAAGAAACAGAGGACGTTTATTATAGAACCCCTGTCAATGCTATGGCATGATAAGCGCATATTTGGTAATCAAAATGCCGCCATAAAGAACTATTGGTGGAGTGCTTATGGATTCAACCCCTATGAAGGGGGAGTCCAGCGAATGGTTAACCGCCTGGGCCGCTATAAACGGTACTGGGAATGGGATGTGGTCGGATGGGATAGGCTTTTTCCACATATGGAGGAGGTCCAAACCATAAGATCAGCATTTGTGTCTGATGACGAGTACAAAACCTGGGTGACAAGTAACAAAGTTGAAAGTCATTTGGTCCTTCCCAATGGAGATGTGATAGTCAAACATTGGGGCAATAATTCGGGGTCTGGCACCACCACTGGTGATAATATCATTGGTATGTCGTTTCCTTTGTCGCACACATTCTTCAACCTTGGTCTCTCGGTGGACGCGGTTGCTGTTCTGATTGATGCGTACATATTTGGTGATGATGTTTTAGGTGTTGATAATGTTCCTGTTTCTGATGAAACCTTTAAGGAAGTAGTTGTGAAAACCTTCGCTTTGTATGGGTATACTCTTGATCCGTTCATCATCTCCAAAACATTGGAGGGGATGTCGTTTCTTGGGTTCAAAATACATGAGCTACAACTTGGGTTGTTTGTGCCAAAATACAAGCTTCCCCGTTTAGCTTATTCTTTTCGTCATTCATTATCGCGAACGCGTGAGATTGACAAAGAACTGTCGAAGATGATATCACTTATGCTTATGAGTGCTGGTCATGGAGAATTTGTTTACAATCAGTTCCGTGATGCTATATGTTTTGTCGTTGTGAATACCAGCCACCCTTTCACGTCACGTTTGATGAGTGAGGGTTTGGATAAATCTGTTCCAACATATCTGTCTACGCTAGACTGGTATGCTGGTAAGCTGGAAGGGTATAAAATTTCTCAGGATGGATGGAGGAATAAAAGAAATTTTATAAATATGACGGCAAAGGCACTCAAAGCACAAAAGCGTTTAGAGCGTGG